TAGTAATGGGCTACCAAGAGGCTTTACGTGAGGCTTCTGTATTCAATCAAGTAGGTGCAAATATCCTTACTGGACTTTCTGCTGACACTCGTTTACCAATTACAGGGAAACAAGCTGTAGCTTGGGCTGGTGAAGTAGACGCTGCTGCTGATGGTGGAGCGAACTTCGGTAAGTTAGATTTAACGCCAATTAGATTATCTTCTTATGTTGATATTTCTAAGCAACTTTTATTGCAAAACGGAATGGGCGCACAACAAGCAATCGTAGCTGATTTAGGTCGTGCTGCTGGTGCAAAGATTGATGCCGCAATGTTCGCTGCTGCCGATGTAACTTCTGCCCCAGGTGCTATTGCAGCTACCTCAGGTGTAGGAACATTTACTGAAGCTGGTACTTACGCTGCAAACGCTTCTATTATGACCGATTTTATTGAAGCTGAATCTGTATTAGCAGTTAATGAAGGTTTACAAGGAAACTTAGCTTATGTAGCTAACCCAAAATTAATGAAAGACTTGAAGCAATCAGCTCAAGTAGCAGCAGTTTCAGCTGGTGTACAAGGAAACTTAGTGAATGGTTATCCAACTTACTACACTAATGGTTGTACAAGTGATGGAGCAGCGTCAGCAGATTTCTTGTTTGGCGATTTCTCTAAATTATTCATCGGGATGTTCGGTGGTTTAGATATTACTGTAGACCCTTATAGTAAAGCTATCAACGGAGAGGTTAGATTAATCGTAAACCAATACATCGACTGGGGCGTATCTCAGGCTGATGCTTTCGTTAAAGCGACTTCTTTAACACAATCAGCGTAATAATTACTTAATATATCGGAAGGCTCTTCGGGGCTTTCCTTTTATTACTCTTTTATAACTCAATATATGTATCTTAACCCGAACACAAACATACAAGGCGATTTAGTTTTAGTCGATAACCCATCTACTAAGGTAGTATCGGTTGCTGATATTAAATCTCACCTTAGAATTGACACCTCGGATGAAGATGATTTATTAGGGGTGTATATAGATGCTGCAACAGAGATGGCTGAACACTTTTGTAATCGCCACTTTATTACACACGAATATAGTTTATACTTTAATAGTGTGACAAGTGTAGCTTCTTTAATTTACCCTGATTGTGTTTTAAAGACTCAAGGTGAAAATAATCCTATACATTGGATTGATTCGGCTGGAGATGAACAAGAGTCAGCGGATGCGTATATAGACGCTTATTCTAACCCATCTATAGTTTATTTGAATAGTGACTTTACGAGTCCTACATTAAAAGACAATTTAGCTAATTCATTTTGGTTTGAATTTAAGACAGGGTTTGGAGATGCAGATACAGATGTACCTGAAGCTATCAAGCAAGCGATTAAATTAATTGTAAGCGATATGTACTATTTCAGAGAGGATAGGAAGCGAAGATTTCCAATGGCTTCTGAGATATTACTTCAACCTTATAAATGTTATCACTAGATGGCTTTCATAAGTAAAATACAAGCTGGTGAGTTTAACCAACGCATCATCCTTAAATCAAAATCTCCATCTCAAGATGGATTTGGTGGTATTACAAGTACTTTCTCTACTCATACGACTGTATGGGCTAATAAGAACGTAAAGTCGCTTAGAGATGTTAAGGAGAAGTTTGAGGGTAACGAGTTGCAATCTTATTCGAGATTTGTTTATACGATTAGATACTCTTCAGAAACAAAGACTATGAAGTCTGATTGGATTATAGAGGAAGTAGATTCGGGAAACAAGTTTGATATACTAGGATTCGTTGTAGACCCTAGGAAAGAGTTTATTGAGGTTTTTGTAAAGCAAGATTTACCAACCGATTCACCTGTATAAAAAACTTTAATTATGCCAAAATCTAATCCTAACAGAATAAAGGTAGAAGGCTTAAATGAAGTTAAACGTGCTTTAAAGAAGCTAGGTTATTCGGCAAAAGAGTCAAGGTCGTTAGTTAATAAATCTCTAAGACCAGCAGCTCAGAAGGCTAAAAAGGCTTTAAAAGGTAAATATAAGTACAGAACAAAGAATAAAGTACCAGGTCAAAGATATGATGCTTCGACTAAAACTAAAATAGTAGGGAAATCAATAGCAGACTCGATTGGTTTAAAGACAGCTAAAAAGTCTAAATTCCCAAGTATATATGTAGGTACTATAACAAAAAGACTTAATCCTACTTGGGTTAAAGGGAAGCAAAGTAAAAACCTTCCAGCAATGTTAATTGAGGGAACTAAAGAGAGGTTTCACAAAAGCGGAAAGTCAGTAGGTAGAATAAGACCTATGCACGATTTCCCAAAAGAGGTTGTAGAACAAAAAGGTTCTGATATAGCAAAAACAGCACAAAGAGATGTGATGAAGATGCTAGACAAAATGATTAAACAAGCTGGATTTAAGTAAGATATGTTCGCAGTAATAGGAAAGGAAATAGTAACTAAGTTACAAGACACAGCAGCTTTTACAACCGCTAACGGAAGTAATAAGGTGTTTCCTGTTATTATACCTCAAGGTGTGTTATATCCAGCAACTACATTCGAGATAATGAATGTAAGTAATTTTATTTCAAAAGGTAACTCATTAAATTCTTGCGATGTTTCGATAAGACTAGCTTGTTTCTCTGATGACTACCTAACAACATACAATCAAGCTAAAGCCGCTGTAGACGCTTTAGATTTGTTTGAGGTGACTTACACCGAAGATGGCATATCTTATACTGCAAAGTTTAGGTTTGAAACCTTAGACGATGAATATTTTAAGGGTGCTGAAAAGTTCTACAAAAACATAATTTTTAACTGTCTAATAATTAAAAACTAAATAAAATGGCAATTCAAAACGCAACAGCAGTAACATTAAGTGTAGCGGGTGAAGTAATGGCACACGCAACATCAGCTTCATTATCTGTTAGTATGGATTTAAGAGATTCAACAACAAAATCAAGTGCTGGCTGGTCTGAGTCACTTGGAGGTTTAAAATCTTGGGAAATGAGTGGAGATGCTTTCGTAGATTTAACATCAACAAATGCTTCTATGGCTGATTGTTTCGATGCTTTAATAGCTGGAGCAGCGGTAGCAGCAGTATTTACTGTAGACTCTGAAACTTATACGGGTTCTGCTCTTATTACAAGCGTATCAGCTGATGCGGGTGTAGAAGAAAATACTACATTCTCTGTTTCTCTTACAGGTACAGCTGGTTTAGTTAGAGCATAATTTAAAAGTAAAAGGTAGAAAATATGAAAAAGGTAGAGTTAGGTGGTAAAAACCGACCAATTAGGTTTAGTTATTTATGTTTAAAGGAGATTTGCGGAAAGTGTAAATTAAAGCTAAACCAATTAAACTTACTAGGTACGGAGATAGACCACATAGGGATTATAGCTTATTACGGTTTAAAATACGGGGCTAAAAGTATTGGTGAGAAGTTTAATTATAAAATATCTGACATTGAAGAGTGGATAGATAATGAAGATTTCTCTAAGATAAACGAAATATTTGAAGCGTTCCAATTAGACCAACCTCAAGACGAGGGAAAGTAGTAAAGGGTGAGGAAATTGATGACGATGGCGAGGATATTGATTGGGATAAACTCGAAGAGATAGGTTTAGGAATGATGGGGTTATCGTATGAAGGATTATATGAATTGACCCCTCGTTCTTTTAACAATAAGATAAAAGGATTCTCTGAGCATCACACTAAATCAAATCAAGACTCTTGGGAGCGAACAAGAACAATTATGCTTGCTTGCTTAATGCCTCACTCTAAAAAGAAACTAAGACCTACTGATGTACTACCTTTTCCTTGGGATAATCAAAGGGCTAAAAAGAATATTAGAATAGCTACCCCTGAAGAAATAAAAAGGGACGTAGCTAGGCATAAGAAAATACTACTCAAAAAACAAAAGTAATGGGTTCGATTAAAACCATCTCGATAATTGTAGCAGCCAATATTAAGGGGCTAGAAGTTGGATTAGGTAAAGCTAATAAATCGTTAGCTAAATTCGCTTCAGGAGCAGCTCGTATGGGTTCTCTGTTATCGTTTGGTGTTACAGCACCTTTAACTGCTTTAGGTAAATCAGCCTTTGATACCTTCTCTAAGTTTGAGAATGGTATGATGAAGGTTAATACGGTTACTGGGGCTACGGTAGACGAGTTTAAAATGCTTACCGATGAAGCTAAACGACTCGGTGCGACTACACAATTTACTGCTTTACAAGTCGCTGACCTTCAATTAGTATTAGGTCGTAAAGGTTTCGACCCGACTGCTATTAAAAATATGGAGAAATCTATATTAGACTTAGCCTTAGCAACGGGAGAAGATTTATCTCTTGCAGCCGAAACTGTAGCAACATCAATAAACGCTTTTCAATTAGAGTCAAGCGATGCAGCAAGTGTAGCAAACACTTTAGCTTCCGCAGCAGCTAATTCATCAATTCAACTTAGTACATTCTCTACTGCCTTCGGACACGCTGGGGCTTCTGCAAACGCTGTAGGTGTAGATTTAGAAGAACTCTCAGCAATGATGGGTGTTCTAATGGATAATGGTATTAAAGCCTCTAAAGCTGGTACAGGGCTTCGTAAAGTATTTGGTAAATTACACCAAGAAGGTCGTAGTTTTACTGAAGTTTTAGATTTAGCCACTCAAGGTAGTGTAGGGCTAAGAAAAGCCCAAAAACTCGTTGGTGTTACAGCAGCTAACCAATTACTTATACTTGCTAAGAATAAAGATAAAATAGCTGAACTAACTGAAGAGTATAAAACTAATACTACTCGGTTAGATGAAATGGCTACTGCTATGGGAAGCACCTCCCACGCAAAGATTAAAAAGATGGAGTCAGCCATCGAAGGAATGAAAATAGAGATGGGTGCTTTGATTGCTGATGCAATTTTACCTCTAATACAAAATATTACTGACCTTGCCTCTAGGTTTGCTTTACTAGATGATTCTACTAAAAGATGGATAATAATCGGTGGTATAATAGCAGCCTCAATAGGACCAATATTAATGATTCTATCTTTACTTGCTACCGCTGTTGCTGTTATAACTGGACCTGTAGTCGGGGCTGTTTTAGCAATCTCAGCTGGGATTTATGCTGTGATATATGTAATTGATATATGGGCTAAAAGGTTTGCTTCCGTAGTACAATTTATAGCTGATAATATTACCGCCTTAAAAGATAGGTTTAAAAACTTTGCTGCAAGGATTAAAAACTTTTTAATAAAAGCGTTTGTATCTGCTATTAAATTCTTAGATAAATTTGCTCAAAAAGTAGGGATTACTTGGTTTGCTATGGGTGAAGAACCTATGTTAGCGACAATAATTCCTGATGAAGAATTAACTAAATTTGGGAAATGGTCAGATAGTGTAGATAAAGCAACTAAAAAAGTAGATAATTTAAAAGACTCTATAAAAGATTATTTAAAATCTTTAATGTCAGGTGTATTTACACTACCATCAGGAACATCAAAAAAAGAAGAAACTGAGTATATAAGTGTTGATAATTCTTTAGATGAAATCCAAGCCTTAGAGGATGAATTAGATGAAGAGGAAATAGAGATTAAAGTTCCTTTTAAGTTTCCTTCAATGCAAGAGATTAAAAATAAAGTTTCTGATATTAGTAGTGTTATTGGTGATTTTGCAGAACAATGGGGTTCACAAATAACTAAAGCGTTTGATGTTATAGGTCAAGCGTTGGATAACCAAATGGTTAAAATTGAAAATAACCATAAGAGGGAGGCTGCTTTAATAGAAGCATCATCTATGACTGATAAAGCTAAATCTGAAGCGATGATAGCTTTAGAGGAAAAGACAGCAAAAGAAAAAGCTAAAATTCAAAGGAAACAAGCAATAGCTCAAAAGGCTGCTGCAATAATAGCAGCTACTATTAATGGCGCACAAGCTATAACAAAAGTAGCTGGTCAAACTGGGTTAGGAGCAATAGCAGCAGCACCATTAATGGCTGCTCTAGTCGGAGCGCAAATTGCTATGATAGCTGCCTCACCAATACCTCAATTCGCAGAGGGTGGTATTGTATCAGGACCAACTATGGGGTTAATGGGGGAATATTCAGGTGCTAGAAGTAATCCTGAAGTTATCGCCCCGTTAGATAAATTAAAGTCGATTATAGGCGATTCGGGAGGCACAAGCACGGTTATACCTGATGTAAGGATAACGGGTGATGACTTATTGATTGTATTCGATAGAGCGAATCGTAGAAAAAATAGAAGGTAGATATAGATGGCATACGGTAAATATAGACATAGTACGATAAAGGGTCAAGCTGGTACTGATTGGTATGTAGAGGTTTGGAAGAAGGATTTTACAGGTTCATCAATAGAGATGAATTTATCAGGCGAGGGATTCCAAGTTAAATGGACTGGTGAAGGTGGTACTAGGGATAAGCAATTTATCGCTTCTGAGTGCGTTTTAAATATGTTTGTTGAAAATCAAAATGATGAAGATTGGCTTTATGACGATGTATTTCAAAAAGGAGATAATTACCACTACATAAGAATATATAAAGACTCCGTATCAGACACTAATCTATGGTGGTACGGGTGGATTCAACCTGGGTTTGATGTTATAGAAAACGCACCATTTCCGTATGAATTTAAACTTACAGCAACCGATTCTTATGGTTATTTTGGGAAGAAAAAGCCAAGTGAATTTACTAGCCAAGAAGAAAAAGTAGAGGCACATAAAATAAAAGATTTACTTATAAGTGATTTTGGAGTAGATATGAATCTTGTGTCTATGGCTTCAGGCGATTTAGCTCCTAACCCACATAATAGAAATAGTTTTAGAACATCTGTAGATTGGTGGCGGCCTGAAACTACTTATCAATCAAGTGACCCATTTGCTATACATTACGCTGCTAGAGGTGCTTTTGTAGATAAACAAGATGAAGATGCCGAAGGTATATCAGAAGGGAATC